GCAGTTATCACCTTTTCTTTTGTTTCGTAAGTCTTTCCTCCTCTCCATGTCAAAAGAACCTGTCCGCCCCTGTGTGGCTGAACACTGATCACGTCCTCGTCCTTAATCCAGTGATTCTTTTTGAACGTCTCAACGGACTCTGCCGCCATTGTCTGTGAGCGCGTCTGTACCTGCATACGTGCATCATTGAGCATCTTGTATGCCCGTTCAAGCACTTCACGGACAAGCTTATACGCCTTGATGGCATTCTCACTCGCCCCCATTGACCGCAGCTCCGCATCGGTATAAACTTTCCCCTTCGCGTCGCCCAGCCAGAGAATTGTAGACACAGTCTCCAAATCCTCCGGATTCTTCACGAGGTCTGCAAAAGTCTTGAGCACTTTGCCGAACTCGTTACGCAAGTGCTCCTGATTCTTCATCGCAGCGTGCGCTCTCTTATAGAGTGCCTGAACAAACGGATTACGCTTTGCCACCTGCCGCACGCTCTTTACCCAATCAGCATAGCCAACATCGTGCGTGTTCGGATAGTACGTCACCTTAATCTTTCCATTGTTCTGTGGTTCGGTTGAGATGATGTCTTTCTCCTTAATCCACTTATCCTTCATAAATTGCTCAAGCTTCGACGGTGAAATTGTAACCGTACGTTTCGGGCGGTCAGGCAGTTCCAGATTATCCTCGGGCGTCACGCCGACGAAGCTGCGGATACGGTCTTTGAGCAGCTTGAAATTGCCTGTGGGGCTTTCCTGTGTGTTGGCGGAGAATTTGGGCATAGAAAAACCGCCCCGATGGTCAGAGCGGTTTTCGTTGTTGTCGTTTAGGGAATTGCTCCCTGTGCCCGTCGCATTGCGATAACCAAGTCCATTGCCTTCATCCAGTGATCGTGCGTGCTGTCCTCGTCCTCCCATCCAACGGCGGGACGTTTTTTGTTCGGGTCGGGCGGAGCGTTCAATAAGGCGTGGCGTCTCTCCTCGAAGGATGTCATTGTCCCATGCTTCATAAGAATCAACTCCTTTCTCTGTTTTTATTTTATCATAGTTTTTCCTCGGCTTCAACCCGACACTCTGCAAATAACGTGGTGGTACAAGTCGTCCCGTATGACGGAAACGTGCCTTTGTCCGCTCAATCACCTTTTCAATCGGCAAGTCAACATAAACAAGATTGACCTCATAGCCGGCATCTTCCAACTTCTTCCTCTTCTCATTCAAGGAAGATAAGGTTTTACCGACGATAGGAAGCACAACATTGTCACCTTTGGACAACGCCTCAATCATAACTTCATTAGCAATATTCGCACTTTCCGCATGAACAGCCCCTGCAAGGAGACCGTTGCTGAATTCAGGCAACAATTTCTTCGCCTCGTCGCTGTCAATTAGGAGAGCCCCTTCTCTCTCAACAAGAGGATCTGCAATCGTAGACTTGCCAGAAGCAGGAAGTCCAAGTACCAACCACGCACGCCCTTCTTTTTTCTTCGCCCCCTTTCCGTAGAGCTTATCCGCAATCTCACGACGGAGTTGCTGTCGTGCAGGCGTATTGATCCGGTCGGTCGTCCCGAATGTGTCAAGATACTCCTGTGCAAGGCTCTCCGCCTGCCGAATATTCTCGTCCATCGTCCGAGACTCGTCATATTTGAACGGATGCGCCGCAATCCAGCGCATCGCCTTGTCGGACTGCGAATATTTCACATCGGGCAGAGGACTCTTGTCGTGCAGTATGATACGTGCGCCCTCGTGCCCTACACGGAAAATCAGCTTCCCCTCCGAGTCCCTGATCGACAAGACGAGATTACCAAACGCCCGCACCATCGCCCGCCGTTGCAGACTTGTAATTCCTCCTTTGGGTGTGTAGAAATGGTCGTGGAAGCGGCGCATAACATTGTGAATCCACGCAACAAGACGCTGAATGAGTCCCGTATTGCGCTTGCCTATATCCCGCAAAAGCGGAATACGGCGCTTCACATCGGGCAGCGCGTCCGCAAGCATCTCCTCAATGACATCTGCGTCACTCATATGAGAGGCGCCGATTTCTTTGCGATACGCATCCAGTTGTGCCTTATTGAATCCTTCTGTGTCACTGATTGCACGAACGAGGTCGTCATAGATCTCTGGGTTATTCGCCCGCATCCAGTGCATTGCTTCATGCCAGAACGTCCACTGTGGCGTGATCTCACTGTCTACGTTGAGGAAGGTTACACCATCCTGATGGAATCCATGCAGAGACGGGTCACCCTTGAAGAACACCACGGGCACGCCAATCTCACGCCCCCAGTCCACGAGAACACGCTTGCGCGGGCTGACACGGGTCGGAGGGATGAGACGAATGTCGTCCAGCATTTCTTTGAGAGCTTCCTGTCTACGGGCGGAAAAAAATTTTTCCTGCTTGCTTTCCTCCTTTCCTAGTGATATATTAAAGACAGAAGAACTGCCGACGGGCGGAGTGCCGAGGGTCTCTTTTGAGAATACTGGTTCCGCAGATACCGGCAGTTCATTTTTATTGCCTTTTTCCAGCGTCGGGAGAATGTGGTTAAAGAACTGAATACTCCCGTCGTTCCGCTTTACCAGGGTGATGTCAACAGGAATTGTTTGCCCATTGATTTCAACGCTGGTATGCAGATAGTAGAAGTAATCGGTTGCATGCCGTTCTTTTTGTGCTGCATTTTCAGTGATATTGGTTGCACCACGAATCAACTCCGGCAGATATTTTACAAGCAGGAGTTTTTCTTCTTTGGCACTGGTCGATTTTACTTCTCTTTTACCCGAACCGGTAAACTCAACAAGACCGATATGGTCAATGTCAACTTTTCCGAGACGTGCATTTTCGACACTTGTCCCCTGCAAATACTTCTGATAATAGGCAATCGCCTTTTTCCGAAGTTCCTTAATATCACGATATGAGCCGAACTCATCACCTCGCACAATAACGTTCGAGAAACCATACCACACCTTAGAGAACTTTCGCTCTCCCGCACTGAGGAGTGCCTTTGCGATCTTCAGGAACTCCTGCTTGCGCGTCTCGTCGGCGAACGTAACCTTCCCGTTCTCATCCTTTGCGCCGTATTCCAGTGCGGCTTTTTTGAGTGCGGGCGCGAGATGAAAGAATGTTTCAATGCTCTCCTTCTCGTGAATGTCCTTTCCTGTCACGGTTTTATACAGATTTTCTACAACACGAACCATCGAATCAATAGCATGGTCTTGTGCGGCGGAATTCAATCCCCACTCCGTATCGCTCTCCCAAAAAGCACGCATTCTTTCCTGCTTTTTGGGGTCGGATATCGACTTAAGCTGTTGTTCCGCATCATCTATGTCCATTTTCTCAAGGAACTTGCGTAAGGCATAATGTGAATTTGCAGAGCTGCGCATTGCCATAACAAGCTCTTCCATCGTAAATGAAAGACCTTCTGCTTTTTTCATATCATGACGCCACACACGGAACATACCGTCTTTGAACTCACCTCTTGAATAAGGGCCCTCGCTATCTGATTTTCTATCAGAATACGTCGCCTTATTCCGAATGTAGGTGATGCCTGCCCCCTTGCCTTCCACCTCTGTAAGTGGTATATTAGAGATAGAAAAAAGATTCCCTCCGATGGTAGAATGCGCACCGTCGGGATTATCGGCAGAGCGTGCGAAGTCTTCTGCTGATAGGGAATCTTTTTTATTTGCGTATTTCTCAAAGTTCGTAACAAGCCACGTCTTCTTTTTCCCATCGAAGTCAAGGCGTACAACCGCCGTATAATCACCAAAATTGAAGTGTATACGGTCGCTATATTTCTGTGAGGTTTTTCCTTTCGCTATCACCGTAGGAATCATATCGACGGCTTCTTGCCCATGTTTGGCGAAAATATGAGCTATACCATATCCACCCGCATATTTCTTTGCAGGGTCTCCAGCTTCGCCATAGACAAAATCAATGTCGCCGGTCTCTTCTCGGTACATGGCATTCGGAACATCTTGATGACCGGAAAGAACTCGTTTGACTGCACGCGTGCCTTTTTCAATACTCTCTGTAACATAGATATTATCTGCATTGTCCCCAAACAAGCCATCCTGCCCGCCGTTCTCGGCGTACTGCCGCGCCCCATCGAGCACATCCATCAGAGACGGCATTTCCGTGTCGAACAGGTCATTTCCGCTCGGGGTCTCCATCTCGTCAAGAGTTTTGGCAACGCGTGAAAGGAACGTCGCAATCCGCTTGCCGCTGCGCTTGTTCGCATCGAGTGTTTCAAGGATAAGACGCATCTCTGTGCTGTCCTCATGCTCCGCGAAAAGAGCCTGTGCGCTGAGGTAGTCCTTGACGCTTTCCCCGCTTGCACGGAGGGTATCAAGCTGCTTCACCGCCGCGCTGATTGCGTCCTGCAATTCCTTGACGTAGGGCACTCCCTTCTTAACAGAAAGGCGTGCCATCATCGGCGCAGCTGACATCATGCCATTGCTCACGTTGCGAATATCATCATCCGTGCTCTCTGCCATCTTGGCGATGAGTTCATCATCCCCATAGGCAAGCGCAAAGAGCGCACGCTTCACACGCTGAATGCCATCGGCGTTGACATGACCGTTCTTGTCAAGATATGCGTTCATTTCGCCGTCCCCGACAATCTTATGCAGGATTCCTGCGACAAAGTTACGGTTTGCGGCGGTCGTCAAATCTCCTTTCTCGTTCGGAACATAGTCATCCAATATGGCATATGTGAGTTTACCTGCATCATGCTGTGCATTCTCACTTGCGCCCATACGGGAGCCGCCCGTAGTAGAGCTGATAATGTCCTGCATCAATCCATCGGAAATATCGCCCTGCACTTCGCGGACGAGCACCGGATTCTCTATGTTATCAACGTCCTCACGATGCAGTCCAAATGTCTCTGCATTCTGCATGAGATAGTCTTTATACGCGGCGGAGCGTTCCTTGTTACGTGCCTGTGCCCGCTGAATTGCAATCGTGCGCCCATTGCCGTTGAGGACAACACCGTCACTGCGGATGAGCGGCGCTCCCTGATTGAGATTGCGCCCATAGGCGAGGTCTTCAGGGCGAAGTGTATTCGCCATGCGCGTCACCTGCTCACGCATCATGATACGCTCACGATCACGCGGTTGGAGTGCCGCAGGATAGCCGGGATTCACATCGAGCGCCCCTGCATCATGCGAGGCGATGAGATCATCCGCAGATACAACACGATACCGCACAGGAATTTTCTTCCCGCTGTCCGTGTAGACTGTTGTCTTTTTCCCCTGCGGATAGGCAGAGAGATCGGACGAATCCTCAATGGAGATCATCCGCGCCATGACCGCCTCAACCTCCGCCGTCGCCCTGCCGCCCGTCCCCATGAACGCCTGATAGACGCGCTGAAGGAATGCACGGAACTTCGCGAATACGGCACGAAGCCCCTTTGTCGGAGCTTCACCATGTTTGAGATACATCTCGAACCCACGCGCGAAGCGTTCATGTTTCCACTGACGTTTGAGTTTTTCGGCTGTCTTTGTATCACCCTTTTTAAGTGCGGCGCGAATATCAGCGTTCAGTTTGGTAAACTCAGAAACAAAAGGCGTACCCTTGTACTCCTCTGCCTGCCCCTCGCTCCACGCCGCCCACTTCCTGACGGTCTGAAGCTCCTGTGCGCTCGCCTTGGACATATCCGCCATGCGCTCAAGGTCAAGGAGGAAGAGATGTCCCATTTCGTGAAGGAACGTAGATTCATCCGCCTCCTCAAAAAGTGACACAATGCGCTGCCCGTCAGGAATATCCTGTGTCGTCCCCTTGATGATAGCGTTCATCTGCTGATTGAACTTCTCGATGATGGAGATTGCCTTGTCGTCGAATATGACATAGCATCGACCATCGCGCACGCCAACATAGGTGATGCCCTTGATGCCGACCTCGCTTAGTGCGAGAGAGGCGGTTTTATCGTTACCGAGACGTTGGCTTAACTGTCTGTAGATGTCGCGTCCATCTTGCATTGTCTGCAAATCTGCTGCATTTCCACTCCTACCAAACAGAACCTTGAGTTTCTCTTGTACGAACTTCGGTTGCTCAGAGAACCGCTTTTGATCGTCGAGAAGAAGGTCATTGTCGGGGATTTCCACCTCGAAGAGCTTGCCTACGGGTTCTTGCACATCAATCCGTACCTTATCCGCATCAATCGCATCAAGGTCACGGATTGCTTGTTCTTCTTCCTGTACACGCGTCACATAGAGTTTTCTTTTCTCTTTTAGTGCCCGTACCGCATCTGCCGCCGTGCGCCGTTTTCCAGAGGCAGCCGCTTCAGCCGAATCAATTGCTGCACCTGCGTTGCTGTACTTCGGTACAGAATCTCGCAGTGCACGCAGAGACACCTTCGGATTTTCTTCATAGAGTGCAATTGCACGGTCAAACTCTTCCAAATGTTTCTGCCACAAATGAAGGTCTTTTTCATGTTCGTTGCGGTATGCGGAAAGGGTATCTGCAACTCCATACTCAAACATCGAATGCACAGCTCCGTAGAGCTCCTGCATTGCGCGTTGAATCGAAGGTTCTTGTTCCTTGATGGATTTTCCACCATATGTCATTATATAGAGCGTCTTATGTCCCTGTTTTGTCAAACGCTCCTTATACCCCTCCGACACGCTCCTCTCTTTGGCAAAATACAATCCCCATCCGTGCGCTTGATGTCCCTCTCCCGTGCCAATGCTTCCAATGTCGAAGCCGTCAAAGTCATACGGCGAGCCGTGCCATGCAGACTGATGGAAAACATTCGTATCACCTGTAGAGAATGCACCGCTGTTGTCCGTAGCAGATTTGACCTGATACGCCTCCAACGCTGTATACCATGTTGCGCCGCTTTCCTGAGGAATTATTTTCCCGTCATGTAGAGATTCGTATTCCATTCCCTCGCTTGCATACGCATTCTCCATGATTTTCTCTAGTTGCTGCAGGGTTGTTTTTTGTGGTGTTACACCGTAAAATGCAAGGTTTTCTACCAAAAATTTAACGGGGGCTCCTTTTTCCTCGTCTATTCCGTACCTACGGTAAAACCGCGTAAGCGTCTCCTTCGCACGGTCGATTTGCTCCTGTGTAGCAAACTCATTTACGGGCAGGGGATCCCGAATGTCAGCAAAGAGTGCCATTGTCCGCCAGTCCTCATCGTCCATCGTATACGATGTGTCATTGGGATCTGATGTGAGATATATGCCACGTCCATACCAACCATCTGCCGACGGTTTGAATGTGTCAAAATCCGCCCGTGTTGCATGGTATAGAACGCGCGGTTCGCCATTCTCGTCAATCACCTTTGATGCATGCGCAGGGTCATTCTCCCAGTCCCCAAACCACGCCTTAAATGCAGGCGTACGTACCGTAATCCACTGATCTTCGGTGAGATTCGTGTCCTTGCCGTTCGGGGCTTTCATCCATTGCGTTGTGCCTTCGTATTTATTTCGAACAGTGTTTTTCTGTGTAGCCGGCACATCAACCGCAGACTGGGCATATACATTTCCGTCTGCGTCCTTGACACCTTTGAGCATATCGCGTATACTAATGGTGTCAGAAGCTCTCGTTGACCCGTCAAAAGGTGAAATTCCTTGCAGGGGACGAGAGCTTCTATTTTCTATGATTACATCATAGAGGTTGATTTCCGCAGGATTGAGGGTAATGATATTACCCATCTCTTCACCGACAACACGAATTGTATGCAGTTCACCATTTACCCGCACGGGTACATAAAAGCGATGATAAGCACGTACATTGGGCTTCTTAGCTGTCTTTCGATTCGGAGTGCTCTCAACAAGGACTGCATTTTTAAGCAAATCACGAATGGAACGAATACTTGCTTGGCGAGCTTTATATGTATCGGTGTCAATTCCTTTACGGCTGGAGTAGGTGACATGGCGTGCCTTCTTCTCCAGATCGAACATAGCCTTTCCATCCGCAGACGGAATCGTACCTTCTTTCTCTGCCAGTCCACGCAGAAAGTTTAGCACATCCTTGTTCGACATCTTCTGCTGTGGCAGAGCGGCAGAAATATCCACCACAGGCACTTTCTCATCGAGATTCACACCTGCATTAAGTGCCTGTTGAAATCCATCCACATTCCCGCCGTATTGAAGGTCAAACCATGTGCGATAGTAGTCCATTGCAGTGAATGGTGTACCAAGCGTTGCACGGACTTTGCGGGCAATGATGTCCGCATGACGCGCAAGGAGAACAGCACCCGCCGATGCAGCACGCGCAACCTTCTTGTTCTTCATCCCTGAGAGTTTGTCGCGCACCATCTGATAGACGTTTTTCGCGTCGGCACTCAGTCCCTTGACTGCCTCACGCTCGTCATTATTCAGCAGATTTTCCTTGCTTTCTTCTGTCTCAGATGATATAGTTGAAATAGAAGAAAGAGCATCCTCTCCATCGCGACGAGTACGCATAGGCGCGGTGGCAGTAGCAGCGGTTGAGCCATTACCCTCGCCGTTCGCACTGGATGCTCTTTTTTGCGTATTATCAAAGATTTCCCATCCCGTCAAAAGCCATGCATTGTTCTTTCCGTCACTCAAAGAAAGTATTGCTGTATATCCGTCATGCTCTAAGACCAATCTAGGCTGCGAACTTCCTGCCAAAGTTTGAACCCGAGCAATCTTCCCTTTTGCAATCGTCTCGACAATCTTGTAGGGAAGATTGTCGCCGCTTTCGGGAACATGTTTTGCGAGAATATGTGCCACACCGTACCCTTGCTTAAATTTTTCGCCCTTGCCGGCGAATCCCCAAACAAAGTCAATCGCGCCCGTATCATCGCGATGCATTGCATGATGAACATCTTCATGCGTCTCAATGACCTTCTGCATCGCCCGCACACCATGCGCAATGTTCTCCTCGATTTCTACGCCGCCCTCATCGGCGGTTTTTTTGTTATCCTGATTTTGGGCAGACACGTCCTTGACGCTCTGAGAGGCGTTTTGCGCATCCGTTCCATGCTGTGCAAGGATTCTGTCGCGTACGCTGTTTTGCGTGTCCTGTGCGCCCTCCTGCACGCCCTGAGCGGCATTCCTGCTTCCGTGTTTTGCAGTCTGTGCTTCCTGTGCTGCGCGTTCCTGTTCCCATGCGGCAATTTTATCATTTGCCGCCTTGATTGCTTTGCCTCGTCCGCCTGTAAGATCTTCCCTTAGCAGCGGGGAATCAGGAATACCATTCGCCTGCATAAAACGCCCAAGAGAGCGTCCCAATGTGCGCCGCTCCTCCAGATTGCTCGGCAATTTTGCAGGAACCGCGGGACGTACACCAACGACAGGCGCTATCCGTCTTGTATTCTGAGCGATGGGGATTGTCCTCTGCTGTACTCCGGCATAGGATTCCATCGGTGCATTGGGTGCTGCGTTTTGTCCCTCTTGACCTGTTGCAGATACGGGATTCTGCTGTGCCATGCTCTCAGTGATGGCGCCATGTTGTGTGTCTTGCAGTGAAGCGTCTTTTTCCATAGGAGCAGCGCTCTCCGGATGAACAGCTTCAAACACATGCGGCAGTATCTTTTGCAGCAAGGGAAGTTCTCCTGTCTGAATTCCCTTTTGAATGAGGACACGTTCAAGCTCATGCGGGGTGTTTCTTGCATAATTTTCGAGCCGTGCAATGAGATTGGAATCTGTTGCTGTCTCCTCCAAGATAGGCACTATCGTCTGTTCTTGTCCTACAGGCAGTGCAGCCTGCTGCGGCATTTGTACCTGTGGCATGTTTTGCTGAACGGGAGCAGCCATGATTGGCGCATCTGTCTTTGATGGAAGCTGTGCCATTTGCCCTGCTTGTTCTGTTTGTATGGGTCGGATTGTTTGCTCCGGTACCATCTGCTGCACACGATTATCAAACTGTCCTGATCCTGCCTGCTGTGTGTTTTGCTGCTGCACCGCTGCAAACGCCTGTTTTGCCATTTCTATCTGCTGCTGATTCTCGATGGCTGCTCTTGTCAGTTGTTCTTTTTGTTCTCTGCCGAGCTGCCAAAGTGTACGCACAACGCGCTGCGGGTCTTTTTCGAAAATCCCCTTAACGTCCTTGCGATCAATGAGCTGCTGCCAGTCGTTGACGTTCTCCGCCTCAAGTGCCGCATCCGTATTGTTTCCTATTGGGGTATCACGCGCAATCTCCGCCGCCTGGAGAATTGCCGCACGCTGCGCTGGGGAGAGGCTGTCCATATCAATGAGTTTTTGAATTTCCTCCTGCGTTTTTCTGATATTCGTTTCATCTGCAATGAGTCCTTTGAAGTCCGGCATCACAGGGGCAACAGAACGAGCACTGCCGAACTGTGCACCCGTCTTGATGATCTTCGTCGGCACCCATGCGCCCATCTTGTTGTAATCTGTTCCCTGAACAACTTTGCTTTGCTCCGTGGAATTGCCGATATAGCCGCCCTTTCCATCATAGAGGACGACATGGCGCTGCGGGTCGTTCTCGTCGCCGTAGACAATCACGTCGCCTTCTTCCAATTGATTGGGGTCAAACGGAATGACATGGTTCCCTGCGTCCGCAACAAGTCGATCCACATTGACAACGCCGCCTGAAAGTTCCTGCGCAAGGAACGGGCAGGACTTCGCGCCGATCTTAGTCACGGCTTCGACACAGCCGTTCTCCCCGTTGTCCATCGTCATGCCGAGGTATGGCGTTGCGTCCTCAAGGAGGCTGCGCACACGCTGCGGGATGGAGGCATCGTAGCCGTCCAGCCCACCCAAGACCTTGCGCACGTAGTCCTGCGTTTCTGCAAACGGCGGAATTCCACCGTGCTGCTTGACTGCATTCGGACCCGCGTTATACGCGGCAACCGCCTTTTCAACATCGTCGTCAAAGGTATCGAGCATCTCACGCAGATATTTTGCCCCGCCTTCAATATTGCCTGCAAGGTCGTTCGGGTCAACGCCAAGCCCTGCTGCTGTATCAGGCATAAGCTGCATCATGCCGATGGCCCCCGCCTCAGACTTCGCACCCTGATTGTAGCCCGATTCCGTCTGTGCGATGGAATGGAGGAGATTCACGGGAACGCCGTACTTCTGTGCCGCCTGTGCGATGAGAGTATCGACATGCTCATCGCCGGAGGACTTCACCGGTGCCGATGATTGCAGTTCCGACTGTGCGGGTTCTTCCGCGCCGCGTGCCCAATTCTTTAGAACATTACGCGTACCGCCGCCAAGTGCCATAGGAAGTACGCCGGCTGCGGCAGAAGCAAACGCACTGCGTTCCTCATCTGTTGGATGCATCAACGTTCCTACGGGTTTTCCAAGGGCATGCTCCACCGCCTGTGTCTGAACAAACTCTTGATAGCCCTCATTTGCCATTTCAAGAGCACCTGCCCCCACATTGGCTAGAATATTACGCGGCAGACTTCCTCCATGGGTCAAGGCACGTACACTCTTTCCACCAAGGATGCCGCCAAAAAGCCCCTGCGAAACCACATCTGTAGGAAGTTCGTAGCGCATGACATCGCCTATTTTCTTTGCAATTTCAGCATCCGAATAGCCCTGTCTGCGCAGTTCCTCTGCCGCTTCACCCGCATTTGCCGCTGCATCTACCACGCCCGTCGGCGCCCAAGAAACAAAGTCATGCAGGAACTCTGCCCCCGCCCCGCCCGGGCGAAAGAGCTGCGCTGCTTTTCCTGCTCCAATACGGCTAAGCCCGCTCCCCATCAAACGCGCTGCTGTACTCGATACACCAAGCTCAGGTGCGACGGCACTCATTGCCATAAGAGGGAGCATACTGCCAGTCATATTCGCCGCATCAGCGATAAACCCACGTCTGTCCGCCCAATAGGACGGCGATGTGAGACGCTCAAACAGCCCCATTTGATTATACTGTTCGAGGATTCCTGACTGCCGCGCGTTTTCCTGCGCCCGCTCACTAAGATCAATCGCCCGATCCACAAGCCACTTACCCGCTGCACCGCCAAACGCACTGGTTTTTCCCGTCTCATATTCCGCTTTCATGCTCGTTCCGAGCGTATCGAGCGCGCCACCAATCATGGATTCTGCGCCACCTAAAAGATTATCCCATACCGTGCCGATAAGTCCACGCGGTTCTTCGCCAATATGGCGCCCTGCATCAAACTGTTCGGGCGTGCGTGTCACATAGTTATATGTTCGATTTTTTAGAAAGGCGTCCCAGTTTAACAGTGCCATGTTTGATCTCCTTCTCTACTCGTTAATTCGGTTTCAGCCAGTTGTACGCTTGCACCGGTTCATATTTCTCTTTCTGCGTTGGCATTGTGTTCTGTACGTGCGCCTTTTCGCCCGCATCCTGCTCGGAGAGCCACTGATAGATATTGTTCAGCGTCATGTAATCGGGATTATCCGTGTCGTACAGCCAGTCATTATCAAAGCTGCTCCATATCCTTCGTGCATCCTCCTTCTCGCCAAACTTTGTCGCATATAGGAGCTGCGCAAGATATGCCTGATTACGTGCCTTGTCCGCGTCCTCCGACTTGATTGTTCCATTATCAATACCTTCCATAACGCTGTTATAGAACTGATCGACCGCATCACCCATCTCCTCGCGTGACACATCGCCGTCCATGTTGTAGAACTCCATGACGTTGTTGAACTGATTACCAAATTGGGAGGCAATCTTCTCATCAGCAGCGCTGATTTTTCCATCACCTCCCGAACCCTTGCCGCCGCCCCTCATTGACGCTCTCACAAGCCCGTAGTCCCCGTTGGTACGCGCCACATCAAGACGGTTCTGCCAGTTCCCCAGTGCTGTCTTCCACAGGCGGTTTTCCTGCGCATTGAAACGGTCAACCTCAGAACCGAGCTTATCATAGTTAAATTGCAGCCCCACCGCGTCCTTTGGCGAAAGCGTCATCGGAAGCACCTGCGCACCGCCCTGTACGCGCCCTTTTGCGTCACGTGTCATAGCAACTTTGGTGCCGCCAAGGTCGATGGTTTCAAGCTTCATATCAGGATTCGTTGCATTGATAAGCCCCGTAATGTCCGATAGCTTTGTATTCGGGTCTGCCGCCGCCGCCGCAATGAGTGCTGCCATTTGCGGCGATGTAGAACTTTCTACCGCCTGTGCGAGTGCCTCTTTTTTTGCTGCCCTCTGCATTTGTTGGGTACGTTCATCCATGACGAGCTTTGCAATATCCCGACGAACCCCATGGTCAAGGAGATATTTCTTGACATCCTTTTCATCCATCTTTGCCGCTCGCTGTTTTGCGTACTCTTTGGCGAGCTCCTCGATTACATCCTCATAAGATGTTTCCCTCGGTATATACCCCTGATCTTGGAGGAATTTATAAATATCGCCCGACGTAATGGCACGACTGTTAAAACTATCGTCGGGCTGCGTAGGGTTTGCCGTGCCTGCCATACCAAAGCTGACATTTGGGTCAAATCCGATAAGGTTTGCCCCATGTTGTTGTGTATATCCGCCGATCTGTGCTGTGGGCGGCGTCATAGGTGCAGCCCCTATAGCAGGCTGTGGATTTGTCGCAGAAGCAGGCGCGGCACCTATATGCTGTGCCCCATGTGCAGTCTGATCACCAAGAATATCCCTTGCTGTCTGTCCTGCCCACGCATGCCGCGCAGCCATCTGCTCCTGCATGTCCGGCTGCTGCTGATAGAGCTTCGGTGCAATGCCACGATTGACTGCATCTTTTAACTCCTGCAAGCTGAGTCCGGCACCAACCTTTGAAAGATCAAGCCCCATACTCTTTCCGAGGCTGCGCAGTCCTTCTGCGTTTTCGTGTGCCCCCGCCTGTATCTTGCGAAATGCCTGTACGTCGGGTGAATCCTCTGTATATCCATGATTCAGGAGATACTGCGCATCATTGTCCGCCTGCATCCAATCCCGCTTTGCCTGTAAAAGCTGTGTCTGCGGATTTTGTCCAATAAGTCCGCTGCCAAAACGAGCTTCCGCCTGTGCCATCGCATTTCTGCGGTCTTCTTCTGTCGGATCACTCAATGCCTGAATCTTATCCCGCGCCTTATCTACCCCTCTGTCGTAGTAGTTCTTCCCCCATGACAGCGCTGCTGCCTGCCCCACTTGAAACCCCAGTTGTTCCCAGTCCATAAATATCAGCTCCTTCAAAACGGGTATCAAAAAACCCGCCCAAATTGAGCGGGTTCATAATGAAGTTGTTGTTCACTGTTTGTTACCCGACCACGAAATTTTCTACACCCTCCTACCCCTTCAATTGGAAACTCTTGTTGTGAAAATACGTTATATGACGTATAATTAACTAAGGAGGAAAACTCATGCCGATGACACCTAAAGAGATGATTCGTCTCTTAAAGAAGAACGGATTCGTCTATATTAAAAGCAACAATGGCTCACATCAGAAATACCACAATCCAGAACGAAACATAACGCTGAGCGTTCCAATGCATGCAAAAGAACTCAAAAAGGGTATTGAGCAGCAACTTCTCAAAGAGGCAGGGCTTAACCCCTCGCAAAACGGAGGAAAGTCATGAAACACATCTATTTCTACCCCGCTATTTTCCAGACGGAGGAGGTCGGATATTCCGTCTTTATCCCCGACATCCCTGGCTGCATGACACAAGGGGACACGATGGAGGAAGCTCTTATGATGGCGCAGGACGCAATTGGGCTAATGCTCGAAGACGTTTCCCCCGCCGACTATCCGGCACCCTCTCTTCCACAGGATTTACCACTTGAACCCGATCAGTTCGCCGCTATGATTCCATTTGACAAACTCGCATACGAACGCATGTATAACGCGAAATCCGTGAAGAAAACGCTTTCCTTGCCAAAATGGCTCGATACGCTCGCCATAGAGCATAATGTGAATTTCTCAAACATCCTGCAAAATGCCCTTATGCGTGAGCTTGGCGTCACGAAAGCATAACACAAAAGCACTGTGAAAAATCTGCACAGTGCTTTTTCTATTTATCCACCCAACGCAGCAATCGCATTGCCCATTATACCGCGCCGATAGGCTTCCTCCCCGCCGCGCACGTTTGCTTGACGGAGTGCTTCGTTCAGGCTTCCCTGCTCTGCCTGCTTTGCTGCAAGTCCCCATCCGACCGCGGGAGACATGCCGGATAAAACAGGAAACGGTGATGGATTCCCCTGTGGCAGCTGCGGACTCTGAGGGATTTGCATGTTTTGTTCTGATAGAATCGGCGCACGCATCGTTAATACATGGGTAAATATACCGCCATGCGGTGCAATTGTCGGCATATGGTATGCAGCAGGCGTACTGCGCATCCCCTGCTGCATACCACGATAAAACGCTGCGCTGTCAAACTTCATTCCTGCCATGTTGCCCTGTCCCCACCTTTCACCGGAAATCCATCTGCGATGTAGGTATTTGCACCACTCACTTCAAGGTCATGTACAGGACGCTCTCCGCTGTAAACAATCCCCTGTACTGCTTTCTTCCCATGGAGGAGATCTCCCATCCTTAAATCCGCGAGCGCTCGATAGGTTCCGTCTGCCATGAGGAATGGCTGTGTGAGTGTTGCTGATGTATGATCGCTGCCCGCTATGATGTTATAGACATCGGCATAATGACGCTGCATTGTATGGAGCACCTCTGCTTCCTTTTCAACACCATCCGCATATGACATAACGCGCTCCCCTGTGTCGATATGTTCAATGCTCTTTTGTGTGCCATCCGCCATCTTAATCTTTGTCCCCGGCGGAAAGCAAAAGAACCCTGCGCCAAGTGCCTGGGCTCCGCCGCCGAGAACACCGCCTAAAAGCCCGGTGAAAAAGTTTCCTCCACCGCTATTGGTTGTCGTCTGCGTACTGGTGCCCTTTCCCGCAATGCCTGCCAGCGCATTTGTTGTCGCGCCGCCTAACCCAAGTGAAGCCCGCCACGCGTTAAAGGCCGGATTTTGAGCGGCTTCCTGTGCTGCGGCCGCCGTTGCAAGCGGATTTGCCGCAGAATGGATGAGATTTTGATAGATTCCGGCATTGGCCGCACTGTTTCCCTGTGTATTTGAAAGCTGCTGCTGTGCCATGTTCGCCTGCTGCCCAAGCGTATTTGAAAGCTGCGTATATTGCGTGTTATAGAGATTGCCAAGATTGCCCGCAAGTCCCGTGGTATTTGCATGCTGCTGTTGGGCAAATCCTGCCTGCGCATTGGCTGCGTTTGCCATATTTGCATTCTGTTGCTGCGCAAGGTTTGCAAGTGCACCCGCGGCATTCATTTGGTTGGCATTTGCCTGTTGTGCAAATCCTGCCTGTGCATTGGCCGCATTGGTGAGATTTGCGTTTTGCTGCTGCGTAAGATTCGCCTGTGCCCCCGCAGCATTCATGATGTTCGCGTTCTGCTGCTGCGCAAGACCTGCGACTTGTCCAATATTGGACTGATATTGCCGCGTGACCTCATCGGCGGCATTACGCTGTATGTCATTCATCGCTCCTGTTGTCACAGAGGAGTTGAGCACCCCGCGATTGCCTAAATCTGAAAGCGTACGTCCCATTGTGTTGGTAAGCGCGGAACGAATGCTGTTTTCCATATTCCGCTGATACCCGGCAGGGAGCGTCCCATTGGCAAGACTTCCTAGGAGCCCATTGGCAGCATTGGCAGATTGTCCCATCACCGTACCGGCGCGGGCAAGTGATCCATTGGCGGCATTTGCCGCCTGTCCAATCACATTTCCGCTGCGCATCAGCGCATTGTTTGCAGCATTTGCGGATTGCCCAATCATGCCGCCCGTGGTGCCGATCGCCCTATTTGCGGCACTGGCTGCCTGTCCAATGGTATTTCCTGCACGAGAGAGCGCGGCATTTGCTCCTGTAGATGCATTTTGATACATGCCGGAGAGCGCTCCGAGGCGCCCTGCGTTTTTTGCCGCAAGCGCCCCCATCTGCCCGGAGATATTCCCAAGCGCTCCATTGGCTGCTGCTGTTGCCCCATTGTTGCTTCCCAAAAGCCCCGCCATCCCGCCCATGGCAGAAGCAATCTGTTTTTGGGCATTGCTGTTCATCGTGTTATAGTCCACCTGAACCGCACCCAAAGAATTCTGCAAAAGATTTCGTGCAAGATCATTGAGATAATACGCGTTCGGGGCGACCTTACGTGCATAGTCCGCACTTGCCTGAGAGAGCTGCTGTTCCCCGGCAGTCGGCGTATAAGAGTTCGTGACTGTTGTTGAGCTGCCGCCTTTAAGGCGCACCATATGCCCATATATACGCTTTATCCCTGCGTCCTTTTCCTCTTGACTGCACCAATATTCACCTTCATACGGGTTTTCACCGCCCCATGGATCCCTTTGTTTCCATATCATGACGACACTCCTTTCAAATCTCCCATGTCACAAAATACGCCGTTTCTCCTGTTGTATCATAAGTAAATGCAGGGGACAAAAGGGCCCACGTCCCACGCTCTTTATGGATGCAGTGATACCGTTTCAGCCCGTCCGACAATTCCTCCATCCGCAGTACGCGATACCCAAAAAGGCGGATATATGCGCGGATTTCCCGCCGAATACAGATTGCCCCGCCTTCTTTTACGTGCAGGGCGCGTGCAATTTCCTCCACGCAGTCACGAAAAAACCGTGCATTTCCTGCGGTCTGTCCAAAGATCACCATATGCGCTAAAAAGAGCACTTCACAAAATCCTTGATCTGTACGAAAAAACAAATCAAACATCTCATTGCGCACAAATGGATCCTGCGGATTCTTTTGGTTATAATAGGCAATCCACTCCGGCAGTGTCATAAATCTGCTACCTCCAAAATGAGATGTTTGACTTGGAATGGAAAAGATGAATGAAGAATGGTCTGCACCTTTGCCGTAGAGTGATTACAACGAACCTTGCGGCGGCGATTGGACGGCATCGTAAGCTTCATTGTGTCAATTTCAACAGATACATCCCCCGCTTGCATTGCTGCCATATCAGCATCGACACTGCGCACTAAAATCTTTTCATTGCTGACAAGATCTTTTAGTTTTAACCGGAATACAATCGGCGTATCTCCATCCTTTAGATAGCGTTCGCTAAGCTCATAAAGAGCGTTGCCGGAGGCAAGAACCACCCCGTCTATCGTTTCTTCCATACACGTCACCGGAACAGAAAAGCGCAGCATCGTTGCTGCGCCGACGGCATAATTATAGGCAATGAGAACATCGCGTTTTGCTGTGGGACGAATGAGGAGTAATTTTCTGCGCCGCAGATGAAAAAGAGCAGGATCATAAAGTCTGCTCGTTAAAAGGATGTTCCACTTCTCACCAATATCCCCTTGTGCAATATTCCCGTAGTCCATTGTCGCCGCCATGGTCTTCATCCCCTGCTGACTAATGAAAACCACATCGTTCCCAACAGCCTGCGCACAGCTCCTTCCGAGTGCATCTGTTTCTGTCGCCACGCGATAAACCGCCCATGTAGAAACATCCCTGTCCCCCGTGAGCTGATAAACCATACCGTTGTTTTTGAAGATCAGCAAATCGTTTGCCAGCGGCACAACAGCAATCATATCTCCGCTGTCACCATAGCCAATGTCAATCCACGCGCCTGTAGATACGTCATTATCATCTGTCTTCCAACGCGTTCCGTCTCCCACTGCCGAAAGCAAAATGCGGTCAGTTCCCGTCATTGCGGCACATAAACGCGCTGCGCGCTGAAATACAATGTCACAAACGGGAGCGTTCGATGCGGTCTGTACCTGTGCAGTAAAATTATAAAATTGCAGCTTGCCGCCTGAGGCGATCCAAATGCGATTTTGAAATTTCGTGCAGACGGGACGCAGGCGTCCCGTGAGGGTTCCAATGGGTTCCGGCGGCTGTGTGAGGGATGCCACGCGAAAAATACTGCCGCTTGTTAAAAACACAAGAAATGTATTGCTGTCAATATCATAAAAGGTGCCTAAAATACTGCCTTGGAATTTGACAAGAGGCTTAGACAGACCGCCCCGTGCAGTAAGAGAACGCTGATGCCCCAAGAACCAGAAGTTTTGACATGTTTGCAGCTCGTTTGGGGCAATCAAATCCCCCTCACTCATCACATTAAGTCCGCCGGAAAAATCATTGAATATCACTTGTGTCGCTGCGTGCTTCATCGTGCGCCGCATACCATCACCACCTTTACGACGGAAGCGTTATGTTCACAACATTAAGATCTGCGTGACCGTTTGCCGCCCGCGCGAAGATTGTGCCCTTGAAAGGATATGGTTTCAGCGCAGGAAGTATAAATCCCGAGCCTTTTACCTTCTCTGTCGAAATCTCAACTTCGCGCTCCGGCGCATAAAGTGTGCCTTCCGTTTCCGTAATGTTCACCCATTCATCTTTCAATTGATACTGCATGATGCGATCCTCTCTCCTCTCCTTTTAGAAGTGCCCGCTTTCGGCTTCTTTTTCCGCAATATGCAGGGCGACATCCTCTCGATAAATCTCGGGGACTACTTTTTGCCCCTCGTCCGTCTTTTCCTCTTCGCTGATGGCGTATTTGCCGGCACGTACAAGATAGGCATAGATGGGAATCATATAAGAGTGCTTTTTCATGTTATTCACCCCCTTTCAAGTTTTTTATCACCGCCTCAAGCTCATCGAGACGGGCTTCCTGTGCCGCCATTGCTTCGTAGAGAGCAAGGCGTTCCTCATCGACAGGAGGATCGGAAAGTTCTAAAACAGGTGGCGCAGAGATGGGCTTTCCCGTCTTGTCATCCCGTATATAGCCGGTGCCGTTATCACCCATGCCGTAATTGCCAATGTAATACTGGTAATCCTCTTCTGCAATAACAATATACCCCTCGTTGAGGTATGTCTGCCGCTCGTCCTCTGTGTTGTAATGTACGACAGAACAAACTGTCGCAATTCGGTGTCCCTGATTGTCAAATTTAGTGAGATATTCTTGTTCCATTTCCCACCCGTTCACTTTCCAATGGCAACCATAAAGATTTTTAAGTTCCCATAATACTCATGCCCGGACCCCGCTGAACCGAGTTTTATGGCGGCGTGTTTTGCATCCCACGATTCAACATTTGCCTGCAAGACATCAGTATGCACCGCCTGACAGCGCGTTGCAAGAACGCAAAAACAGATATTCGGAAACTGAATCGGGTACGTGCATCCAGAAGGTGCGGCCGTATATACGCCCCATTGCAAAATAAGCCCACCCGCAAATTTAACCCACCCGTTTTGTGCTAGGCTGCTTGCAATAATCCCTGTCTTTGCTGCACTGATTTGATCCAGAATCCATTGCAGTGATTTCCCGCCAAGCCCATTGGCATTGACGGCAGTCTCCGCTTTACCGAGCTTTCCGGCAAGTGCAGCGGTCACTTTCGTCGCAAAATTAGCATCGTCCCCAAGGGCTTTGGATAGTTCCTGCAATGTGTTAAGTGTTTCAGGTGCTCCGTTTATCAAAGAGGTGATTGCCTGCGCCACGAATGCAGTATTTGCGATCTGCGTGGTTTTTGTTCCAGGTGGCGCTGTTGGTGCTGTCGGCGTCCCCACAAGTGGAGGTGAATTGAGCGGTGCTTTTGTTCCAAGTTTTCCGTCCACCTCTGATCTCGTATAGGCTCCAATATTGCTGGGAGTGACCGGCTGCCACGTGTTGTCATTGCGCAAAAATCTTGTATTGTTTGCGGGCTCTTTTGCAGGAACGTGATTGCCGTGACTTGTGTTTGCTTTCCCGTTCAGTGCCTGTGATAGATCCGATGCAAAGATAATTTTTTGCCAAGGCCCCCATGTATCAACGACATCACGACGACAACGATAGTAAATTGGAGCAACACCGTTTGTTACATTAGCCCATCCAAGAAAAAGCTGACTGCCGCCATCCCCTCCGATGGTGATGATATTTCCGTAATAATGCGGATGATTATCTCCATAGGCTCTATAGACTGCAACCACACCTGATTCCTCTCGTCCAATAAGAGGATTCGCACGTTCTCCAACGGATAACTTTATTGCTCTCGTTGCTGTCCCGGCACTTGTTGCTGTTCCGTTTACGTTTCCATAAACCCCTTGTCCTACAATGATTTTTCCAACATTCAGTGTATCTGTCATAGGATTATAGGAAAACGTAGTAGAATACTCCCTGTTATTCTCATTCTTTACACCGGAAAACCATACATGCCGGCTGACGTTTTCTTTTGCAAGTGCCCCCTGCACCTCTTTTGCTGTCGTTGCCGTCGCGCTGTTCCCCGTGCAGGAATCTGCAACCACTTTTAGAACCTCAATGGAAATATCAGAAGATCCATTAAACAGTGTTTCTTTGCTAACAACCTTCCCATGGAGAGAAATTTTACGTGCGGTGCGCAGTCGGCTCGGGAGATCTTCTTCCCATACAGGCGGTGTAAGACTTCTTAGAATATACTTTGTTTTTACGTCGGTACGATAGCAGATCATACCGACGAAAAGACCTGTGGTTGGGAAACTAGTGCCGGAAAAATTACTTGCCACCGATTCAAAATTATCATTGATAACCATACGGGAATCTTTGACGCGATCTTGTCCGCGAATTTGTCTGAATTTCTGCATATCCTTTCCCCCATTGCTTGTTAATAGCCGATTGCTGTCCAAGAGATGGTACCTGCTGCGGGTGTGCCGTCTTCCTTTCGTAAAACACATTGGAAGGATTCTGTTCCAATCGCTGTAAGTACAGGCGTGATTACACCATCCCCTGTATTGCCTGCCTGCAAGGTAACAGTGACCTCCGGTTTTGTATAATAGTGCTTATGGTACGGGATTATTGTTTCTTTTGCCGCAATGGCTGCTGTGCCGCGATCCACTGTATCTTCAATGTCTACATTCATGACAACATCATAGATTTGCGGGAGTGCGCCAATACTGCCTGCGCGCATAGAAATCCGAACAAGCGCTCTTTGATACTCATACTCCCCGACATGAAAGGACGCAAAGGGTTCATACCCTACAGGCTGATTGCAAAAGCGGTGAAATTCCGCCATCGACATTTCCGCCCCTATTACAACATCTGAAAGAACCCCGCGGCTCGCACGAAGCAAAGCATCATAAAAAGAAATTTTGTTCACAAATATACGTCGGAGTTTTTGTATGTGCATGTCCTGCAAAAACAGTCTCGTATCATATGACCGATGCGTTTCTGTTGATTTTTGTGTCTGCTCCTGTGGGCTAAACTGCTCAGAGAATACCCTACGCTCAAATGTTCCCATTATCCATCTTCCGCCCCCGAGAGCACAAACCGAAACACACTCTCAAAAACGTCCCGCGCACCTTTATGAATGACATCATCGGCGAAACAAACCCGATCGAGGAAGATGCCCCCTGAAACAGCATTACAAATCCCCGCCTCTGTAATTGCGCCGGTTCCTTCCCCTGCTTCAAACGTTGTTTTAAGTAGGAACTCCTTCGTGCCCGAGTCATGATGGTACGAAGCGACTTTACGAAACAGTTCCGTATCAAGTGTTGTTTGCTCCGGCGTTGGTGATGATGTCCCTATCCCAATCGCCGTATAGGCCATAGGTTCCGGACGACTTTGTACTCTGCCGATCGCATCTGCAATAAAATCAAAGCCAACCTGCAAAATAATATTATCTTTATGATGAACCTCTATGCGCCCATCTGCACATATGAGGGTTCCCGTATGACTTCCTTTGATTCGCATGAAATTCATCTCCTTATTGCGGATAAAAAAACATATGAGAAAACACACCAAGTGGAGCCATTTCTCTTTCTGCCACAACCATTTCATTGGTCTGGAGACTGTATACATATAATTGCAGAGAAGATTCAGATTGGGAAACAGCAAACGCAAGCGTATCATAGGGGAAAAAGCCAAGTTTTGCGCACAAAAGCACTTCCTTTTTGTTGCTGACTTGAAATTCCTGCCTACCGGCATCATAGGAAAGGCGCAAAAACATCCCATCATGCGCCCGTAAAACAAGCAGTACCGTCTCTGACAAAGGCATCATCAATTTTAACCAAAAAGCAAGGCTAAAGCGTTCCGGAAACACTGCCGTATAAGAGAGTTTTGTAAAATCCTTGAGGAAAAGTCCACGGTGAAAGCGTGCATCACGGAATTCTGTGGCATTGACATGCTCTTTTAGCGTAATGCCATGATCCCCCTGTGCAGTGCCATCAAGAGGGATGCGATAGAGTGCATGCCCTTGTGTTTCAGCCAATCGGGCAATCTCGCACGTCACCGCAGCGCCACGCAAATCTCCCACAGTGCCATTCCACATGGTGTTTTGCGCACGCAGACTATCCCATGCAAAATCCAAATCATCAAAGAGATGGTGGTCGTTGGTCTCTCCAATCACCTTTACATCCAGCCAATTGCGGGCGCGAAACTTCTGCGGCAGGCGCACATCAATGATATATTCCCCATAGAACATATCCTTTTCAAGGAGCAGCGCTTCCCGCACCGCATCATAATATAAATGAACCTTTTTCCCGCTATAAGCAGCTGCTTTTTGATCGAGACGCAAAATAACATTTTGATGAATGTCTTTCGGGGTATGCATGAACACATAGGCAGCATTGCGAGAATAGTTGTTATGCTCATCAATCGCCTTGATGAGCATATAATACTGTCCTGTATTGGGGTATACGGTGCGATGCTTGTTGAGTTTTGTCGTAAATATGGTAAGTGCGCGATCCCACTCAGCCGTTACACCGACTTTTACTTCATAGCGAACGTTGTAAATAGAAAGAGGCGCCCATGAAAAATCCAGCTGTGCACCATTACGCTCTACAATAAAATCCTTTACATCAGGGATGACACAGTAGATTGTTTCTGCCTCCCCCTGTCCATATTGGTCATAATACGCAACACGCAGCACTTCAATCACAGCGCCGTCTGTATAGAGAAAGAGATTATCTGCCGTCTCATAACGTACATCATTGACATAAACGTATGCCCCAATGCAGTCCAACGGGATTTCAAGGAATGTAATAAGTGTTCCTTCTTGTGTTTTGGTCATTGCAATATCTTTGGGTTTTGTCGGACGTGCCTTTGTATAGTGAATTTCTGCCGGATGGCTCACATTGCCCGCTTTATCAACGGCAAAGAGATAAATATGTCCAACAAAGGAAACCGGCAGACAGGAAGACCCTGTACGAGTTGTACGCTCTAAAAGGCCTGTCTCGCTGCCCACGTTCGCATCTGTGCGAACTTCATAGCAAGAAAGCTCCTTTGCACTCAGCACAGGATCCCATGAAAGATGCCCACCAAGTCGCGTAAATGTCAGCTGAAAGTTGCGTGGAGAGAGCACTTTCCCTTCCTTATCAGACTTTACATCATCTGCTGTAAACCGATTGGCCGCATTGATTTGCTCGGCTTGCAGTGAAAGAAATTGACGCAGCAAGGTAAGAAGGTATCGCCCATCTCCTTGAATGGCCGTTGGAAGCGTCGGTGGGTGCAGTACCTTTTTCTGAAGTTCAGCCATGCACTGTCACCGCCTCCACAAGAACCTGCCGCAGCTCATCAGAAAGAGCTTTATCCTGTGTAATGTCATACTCATTGTGATTGAGTGCATAGAGAATTGCAATTTTGAGCACATAATCATTCAGCGCATCATAGGGAAATGGCATATCCCCCTGTGCATCCGGCAGCGGTGTCATGGATCTAAAGTAGCGAAAACGTATCTCAGACAGGCTTTTATCATGAAATGACACCTTCTGTCCTGTGATGCGAATCGGATAGATTCCTGCTGAGGCAACATAACCGATTGGAACATTCTCACCGTCATGCAGTTTAATTTCATGCACCATAAAAGGCATGCGTGCGGCGATTAAAAGCCCGGATACCGTATGAATGGCAGTATTCAGAAACGAAAGACATTCCTGAACACTATACTCATCTGAAATATCATGTACCGCTGTCTTAATGGCCGAAATCGCAGTCTGCGTTTTCATGATGCACCTCACACATAAAACGGCATCTTCGCTCGTGCATTGTTGTATTTGCGGCGCGGAACAATGCTGTCTACTTCCGCCTTCAGCGCCTCTGTCATAACATCCACATCCGTGTTATTAAGAACCATCCGCGAAAGTTTAACAATGACATCAAAGAACACATCCGGCAAATCAATTTGTGACCCATCCTTGACCGGAAGGATCTTGCCATAATAACAGAGACGAATCCCGGCCTCCGCATAAATACGTCCGGCGAAAACGCGAAACGTATCTGGTGTTACATGATCGCCTACGACAGCGTGCAGACGATAACGATCCAAGAGGCGGTAAATGCCCTTGATGGATGTAAAATCATCCGGAAGCTTTACCGCACCATCTATAAAATCAGAGATTTTATAGATCTTCTCACGCTCTAATACATCACTTTGCATATTGGAAAGATGGACGGTTAGATAACGCAGAACCTCGTTGATGGCGTAATAAATTTCATAATCCGAAAAACGCACCTCATCGGTATCTCGTTCCTTCCAGCGTACCATATCTTTGATTCGTGTCGCGTCAATCAAGAATCAAACCTCCTTTCCAGTACTTCTGCCCATGGTCACTCTTTACCGCAAACGCCGGGTGTAATTCAAAAAACTTTTTCACAAGACGGATAAACGCTGCCTTGTCGCCCCCCTGTTGTGCCTTCTTTGCCTCAATCAGCCACGGGTCAAACTGCCAGTATTCGGGCGGGATAAACCCCAGCGGAATGATATTCTTCCCACGCCCACCCGTATCCGATACCTGCTTTGCCATATCGATTGCTTCCGAGCAGTCGAAAGTGTTGCGCAGGATCGTTCTCCCATCCTCCTCATAGATTTTTTGTCTTAAAATCATCAAATTCCCCCCAATACAATAGGGCTCACCTTCATTGGCAAGCCCTTTCCCATATGCTCTTAGGCGCGTTTGATGTTATAGATGGATCCTGAAGCCTTGGGCTGTGTACCCTGAAGTCCAAGCCATGATTCGATGACAAATTCCTCATAGGAGCCCTTCTTTGCAAGGCCGGAAACCTCATGTGTACGATCGAACCAACGGATGTCCCAGTAGTTCATGTCCATGACATCAACCACCGTATCGGGGTACATGCGGTGTACCTCGGCACGAATCACACCAAAGTCAGATTCGTACACATCCGTGATATTGATTGCTGTCTTGTCCTTTGCGCTGCGCTGCTTCGTCGCACCGCCCGTGACGATTGCAGAGAACCGACGCTTGAGGCGCCCCGACATAACTGCAAGTGTCGGATTGCCGCCGCGCTTGCTGCACATCTCCATACAGTCATTGATATGATCTTCGGTGAAGAGTGTGTCCCCCGCGCTAAAGACGTTGTTCTTCACCATCTGGACGCCCTGCCCTGCCGTAGAAAGTGTAACCTGATTCTGATTCTTGATCGCGTCATCCATGCTGTTGAACAGCGTGAATTTCTTCGGGTCGCTATCCTTACGGATATAATACGGAAGATTTGCAACAATCTCCGTTGGAAGCTTGTTGCCGGTGCCCGGCTTCGCCTTGAAATAGACGAAATCACCCGTATCAAGCTTGTGGTCTGCCGTCGCCGCGCAGACATTTCCCGTGAAGGTCACATCCTCCACCTCCTCCTCAAGGAAGTAACGGACGCCGCCTGTGAGTGCAGGGTTGCTCGGCGATTCATCACGGGGTGCACGGTTAAACACAAGCGCATACTCAATGTCGCGCGCATGCTGCTTGAACGCGTTCACCTTCTGTCGCGCAAACTCATCCTCAGGGGAATACTCTTTTGCGTGCTTGCGCTGTGCATCCGTTACCCTGCCCGAACTGATGAAGTGCTGGCAGCGGTTATCCCACTGCGCAAGAGAACCAACCTTCCCCGTCTGATATTCTGTCATTTCCGGATGCGCGTTCTCCTGCGGGGGCTTTAACCCTTCCGTTGTCCAGTTGAACTTAAGGCTCCTTGCCTCCGGTGCCGTCCCAAAATTGGACAGAAAAAACGTCATATCGGGGTCAATGTTCGTTACGATGCGGCTAAAATCATCTTTCGTGCCGACCGCCTCATAGGTTGTAGACTGCGACACCGACTTTTCTACCAATGCCATAAAATATCACCTCTTAATAAAATCAATGAAAATATGCTTGAAGGAATTCATTGCGCTGCCGTGCATCCATCGTGCGCATGGATTCCCAATCCACATCTGCGGATGTGCCGGGCGCAACCTTCCCTGCACCTTCGACTACAGGCGGCGCAGCTTTTGGCACAGACTGCGGCGCCTGTGAAAGCCCTGTTTTACGTGCATAAAACGCCGCACGGGTTTTACTGTAATAATCCTCCAACACGGGAATATCCGCACGCATGCAGCGCCCTTCTTTGAATCTCTGAAGAACCTCTGCCACCTGTATCGCATCATTGTATGGCAGCTCTTGATAGTATGTCTCCATCATGAGATCAATTTGATTAAAGTTTGGTTCTTCTGCCTGTACTTGCTGTATTTTTGGCGTAAACGCTGCAAAAAACGCCTGTGTCTCTGCCTGCTGCCGCATGAGTTCTGTCTGATATGTGTCGATCTCGCGCGTGATCGCATTGATGTTCATCTGCACTGCAACACGATAGTCCACTGCTCTTTTCTGCTCTGCGGGATCATCGGAATAGCTCATTTCTTCAAGCTGTTCCCGTGTGATGCCGAGATCCTGCATCGCTTTTGCTTCAGCAGCCTCTTGGATCCTCCGATAGACATCTGCTTCCTGCTGCGTCTGTTCTTTCTGCTGCTCTTTCTGCTGTGGCACTGCCTGCATTACCTGCTGCTGCGCCGTGAGCGCTGCAATCTGCTGTTGCTGACGAATCGCCACATACTGAGCACGCAGCTCCGCAGGAATACGGGACTCATCAACCATCCCCGTGGTCATCGCTGCAAGAAGCTCGTTCGCCGTATAAGGTGCAGGAGTGGCGAGCGGCTCCTGTGTTTGCTGCGAAGCCTCATCCGCTTCGGGCGTTCCCTCGTTCTTCTCTTCCATGAGCTGAACAAGTGTACGAGCCCCCGTAACAGGGTCTACCTGAATAGCAAAGCCCCCTGCGGGCGATGTGTTGGAAGCCCCCTCTTCTGTATGTACCTCTACGGCGGGCGGCGTTCCCGCACCCGTGGCAGAACCCTCCTGCACGCTCTGCCCCGCAGGAGTCTGGGGCGTATCCGCTGAAGCGCCCGCTGCCGCATCGCCCTCTGTAAATCTCTGTAAGTCAAAAACCCAATCATTCATTCGATATCCTCCTTATTCCTTTACCTGCTCCTCGTGGAGCTTCTTCAAAGCCTCACGTCCCTTGCGCGACACGCTCAAAAGATCCGCACGGAATCGCAGTGCTGCCCGATAGTCCGCCTGTATCTTTACCAGTTCATCTATATGAGCTGCACGATTTAAGCGGGAAAGGACATCGGTTTCCACTCTCGCAAGCCACTCGCCGGAAAACTTTTCTGTAAGCAGGAATTCTGCCTCTCTTCCATTTGCGGCGCGTTCCTGTAGCTTCATCTTGTCGCTGTGTTCCATCCGCTGCCCATCCCTTCACGCCATTCCTGATAGGTTTTTTCATGACTTTTTGCAAGTCGCTCATCTCGTACAATCTTCTCTGCCATTGCATCAGGGCTCGCAGAAAGGCCGATCTGCTGTAAGGCTGAAATTTGTGCATCCATTGGTAAATCCTTGAATTGCGCCGAGAGATGTGCAAGTGTCTTTGCTTTTACGTCCTGCTGTTTTAGGTCAAGTTCCGCCTGCATCAACGCATCCTGCTTCGCCTCTGCCGCCTGCTGCATCTGCTGCGCCTCTGCCTGTTGCTGCCGGAATGCTGCACCGCTTGGATCAAGCAGGAATTTTTCCGTCGAGCGGATCCCCATGACCTCAAGAAGCTCCTTCGTCACGTTATACCAGGATTCGGCATTGACGATCCCGATCATCTCAAGTTTCGGATAGAGCTGATTGATGAGCACCATGAGGTACTGAATCTGTATCTCCTTGGAAGAAGCACCGCGTCCGACATTGACAATAAGATCGTAATCAATGCTGATCTCTTCGCGGCGAATGGCGATATTTTCATCCGCAAGGCGGATCATTTGCCCGTCGTCCACAAATTTCTGGCAGAGCAGAATAAGAAATTTGACAATGGGAATCCATGCCGTCTCCGCAGCAAGACGCGCGATCAGCTTGATTTTCTTGTCACTTGCCCCCATAATCGCCGAGATTCCCGTCGCCGTACGGTTCAGACTTGAAGAATCCAGTCCTTGGTTATAGCGCGTGCTGCCAGACTGGCTCTCGATCTCGTTCTGCGCATACTGCACAAGGGTCATCGCCGAACCGTCAATCTGAATCGGCGGCGGCTGAAACACCGCCTGATTTGCCGGAACGTTATTTTTGACCGGAACGATCTCCGCGCCCTCAAGCAGTGCGTCCATATCGACGTTGCTCTCGTCCACAAACTTTTGCGGTACATTATTCTTTGCGACCGCAATAATCATCTGTCGGATAAGTGCCGTCTTTAAGTCTTGCAGCTGCTCAAGCGTATCTGTTATGGAATCTTCACCGAAAATGGCATAGCAGTCATGCTCCGGTGAGAATATAAAAAACGGCGGCATCTCGAACACATTGTCCTGAATCTTGAGCGGCGTGTCGCCGACTACATGGACAATCACATTTTCATAGATTCCGTCGTTGTTATAGTCCACCTTGAGATAGGCTTCATAGAGCTCAAACTCCTTTGAAGCATTGTCTCCATCGGAGAGGCGTCCGTGCATCTCAGCTATACGCTCGTTATGTTTTCGGTCAAGGAGCGACGTCTGCCGCACGCCCTCGCCCGCCTTCTCCATCGCCTCATCGACGTTCTGATAAACGCCCTGCGTTTCCATGCGCTTGAGGTAGTCACCACGCACCACTTTACGCTGTGCGACGAACTTGGATTGATGAAGATCACGTGCCTCGGGTGTAAAACGCAGCTCCGAAGGACTCATATTCTCGATGATCGGTTGGTTGACCTTGACGTTGATAACATCAAACGTCACCCGCAGGAGATCCCCGAGCGGTGTCACAGGAACGGCTTCCTTAATCTCCACCTGTCCCGCTGCTTCGCCCGCAAGAATCATCTGCATCATCTGCGCATCAGCAAGCACCTCCATCGGCTGACGTTCTTCCTCACGCTTCCAGTAGACCTTGGCACACCCCATATTGATTGTGAGACCGTCGTGCAGGAAGTTATACATAAACGTGAAGAACGAGTTCTTGCGGGTCACAAAATAACTGATAAGCTGCTGAATCTTCCGCGCGTTATCGTCGTCGTTGACATTCACCCCTGCAATATCCACGGGGTCATCCGAACCCGTGAACACCTCCATGAGCGACGGCATAATCCAATCAATCGTCGTCTTTACGTCACGCGACACCCAACTGCTAAGCTCCGAGAGACGGGGAAACTTCCCCTTGTAGTGATCTACGTCCGCCCGATACACGTCATAGCGCTTGATGAGGGCAGGCTCTACTGTCGCCCTATAGTATTGATCTGCAATATCACGCCCCGCCGAAAACGCCGTCATAATCTTTTTGATTGCCTCCTCAGAGAGCGTTTCAAGACTGATCTCCTCCAGCGCAGCATTTTGTGCAGCGTCATACGCTGCCGCATTTCCCTGCATCGCCTCACCTCCTTTCACATACTGCCTGCCTTGCGGATTTTCCCACGACGACGTGCCTCGTAATATTTCCCATGCGGCACATACACCGGCATCGCGAATGTGAGCACAAGTGCATCTGCAAGATCAGGGCTTTTCCCAATGCGCTCCTTAACCTTCTCCTTTGGTTCAAGAAGAATGCGCCCGTTGCTCGTGAATTTATACTCCACCGACGCAAGCTCCGCTTTGAGATCTGCGTTTTGCGTAAGTACACCACCGCCTTGAAGCCAATCACGGCATTTGAAATACATCTCTGCGCGAATATTGGCGTAACGCTCCGTATCCATCGCAGCCGCGCCGAAATTGATCTCCGTCGACTGATAGCCCAGCTGACGCAATCGATCAATCACGCCCGCACCCATCGCCCCCGCGTCGATAAACACCGCCGCAGGCGAAAACTCCGTATAACAGGAAACAACCGCGCTTGCCGTGTCCATCGTGGAAAGCCCCGTGAATGTCCGCATCTCACGCAAGAGAAGCCCCTGTCTCACACAGATCACGGTACGGTCATCGCCGAACCGCGCCACGTCGACACCAAGGATCACAGGCTGCCCTTGCACATTCTCTGCGTCCATTGCACGCCCTACCGCCTCCGTAACAAGGTCAATCGGGATGACCACATCAGAGGCAGAGGCGGTAAAATCACAGAGAAGTTCCTGCCGAATCTCCATATCGGTCATCTGTGCTTTCATATCTTTAAGTTCATCTTCTGGCAACACCCCCGTCTCATCCGCACGATAAATGCAAGAGTACCAGCCTGTCGATTTCTCCGCATGCCGGTACATCTCGTAAAACTGATTCTGCCCCTTCGGCGTTCCGATGAATACCGCCCAGCCCTCACGATCGGCAAGCGCAGGACGGATAACACCGCCCCAGAGTTCGGGCTTGATGTCCGCATACTCATCGAGGATAACCCCGTCGAGATAGATCCCGCGCAGCGCATCGGGATGATCGGCACCAATGATATAGAGACGTGCGCCGGGCGAACCACGACACCGCGTAGGCAACTCAATATAAAGCTCCGATTCATTCACTGTACGCCCTGGAATTGGATTCGTGTAGTACTTCAGGTATTCCCATGCGACACGCTTGGCCTGATTACGAAACGGCGCAACGTAGGCGTAGACAGGCGCCTTCCTCTCGTTAAGAATTGCCTTTTTAATCATCTCGTTCACCGTGCCAACTGTCTTACCAAATCGCCTGTGACAGACGAGCACAGCAAAGCGGTTGGAGGATAGTGCCGGATGAATCGTATCTTTCCAGATTGGGCGCGGTGTGTACGGTATCACGATCCCACTCATGTGTCGCCCTCCCATCGGAACACAAGCGGCGCACCGTCTGCACCACTCACCTGCGTCTTGTTGATGTAAACACCATCCATCTTGTTGAGCAAATCCATCGCCTTCAGCCGATCGGGCTTTGCTGTCTCCTCATCACGGGCGAATTGCGTGAGTAATTCACGCCTCTCTGCTGCATCCATGATCTTACTGGAAGCAAATTCTTTGCGAAGTTCAGCAATTCTGGCTTGAATATTAGCCTTTTTTAGCAATTTAGTAGCACAAACAGCAGCCGCCTTGTCCGACTTGACCTTATAACCCGCTTTCTTGTAGGCTTCCGCATTGTTTCCACAACGTACAAATTCAACACAAAAATTTTCCTGCAACTGCTGCAAGATGTCACCTCCTCTGCAAGTTCTTACGCAAACAACCCCTTCTGTGCTTCCTCAATCCTTCTCCTTGCCGTCTCGAAATACTTATCTTCGCGCTCTATCCCAATGAACCGCCGCCTCTCCTGCACACAGGCAACACCTGTTGAACCGCTGCCCATAAACGTGTCAAGGACGATGTTGCCCACATCTGTATACGTGCGAATGAGCCACGCAAGCAGCGGAACAGGCTTTTGTGTCGGGTGATCCCCATACACCCGTTTGAAGTTCAGAACCGTAGTTGGGAAACGTTCGCCGTTTTCACTCTTGGTTTCATGCAGATAAACCTTTCCATAGCACTCAGTTCTCGTCGTTTTCCACCCGCGATTATAGGGCTTCCCCTTCCTCTTCTGAGGATGATAAACAGGGCTATTCTTATAGAAGATCTGTATTTTATCGTGTATCTTAACTGGCTTTCGATGTGCATTGAGAAAATCTGTTCCTTGATTTTTCTGCCAGATGAGCTCATAACGGTACATCTTGAGATTCGACTGCACCAGTGCCGAAGAAAACGGCTCACCCGCAAAGATAGCAATACAACCGTTCGGTTTGATGATGCGCCGATACTCCTCCCACATTGGCTCAAACGGCTGCGCCTTGTCCCATTTGCACTGTGTAACTCCATACGGCGGATCGGTGAGAATCATATCGACACTCCCATCCGCTATTTCCTTCATCCGCTCGAAACAATCCCCATGGAGAAGTGTTATCCCATTCGTCACAGTCTGCCTCCTCTGCATACAAAAAGGACACCGCGTAAGCGATGCCCTTGTGTTCAGTTT